GACAAACGCGGGCGCACCACGACACATGAAACGATTGCGTACACAAGCGTTGTAATACCGTACGATAGCATGCCTGCCTGCAACAACGCCAAACAAGAGTATAGTTTTGCAGTAGGCGCGTATCAAATGTTCAAGCGCCCTACACGCATTATCGGCGCAATTTGCAATGATAGCAAAACGGGGGTGGTGGAATGAGTTTATTAACACAAAAACAAATTGAGGAAATACAAAAAATTCATGATGATATTGGCGAGTGTACTTTTCCGCACGAAGAATGTTTTATAAAAGAATTAATTGAATGGAACGAAAAACAAACTTTTCAATCAGAGCAAGAACCCTTTGCTTGGGCATACGCTCAACTAGAGTGGGACTCGTACTTAGAAGAGTTTGTTGGCGAAGACCGCGTGCTGAATTTGAGCATAGATAAACCTAATGCGTCAGAAGAAGGTGTAGAAGATATACAACCACTCTACACATCACCACCAAAACGTGAGCCTTTGGGTGAAGGTGAGTTAAACAGCTTGTATTACCAAGCTACTAATCAAAAGCTGAGAGAGCAAGATACTAGACTGGCGTTTGGATTCGCTAGAGCAATAGAAAGAGAACACGGCATTGGTATAGTAGAATGACCGAGATAACATTAAAAGCCTATTGTGCGGCGCATAAAGTTAGCCGCACCAGTATGGACTATCACATCGTTAAGATGGGAGTATATCCTGCGGGCAGCACACGCGTATGTGAAGCGGGTGCGCCCTCATTCTTATGGCGCGTTAAAGACTTAGACAAAGCCAAAGCACGGCTAGGCATTAGAGGGAATGGAAAATGAAAGACGACCTTATATATATCGCCCTTGGCGCGTTCTTGATTGGTGCTATTGCATCAACGTTGACAATTTACGCCACGCATAGACATTATTACGAAATCACCAAGACAACCATTGGCGAGTTTATTATCCATGATGGAAAGATTTACTCCGTGTATGAAATGGAGAGAAATGTTCGTGGGGAGATGGTGGCGAGATGAAATTTGGAAGCGTATGTAGTGGCATAGAAGCCGCCAGTGTAGCGTGGAACAAGCTAGGATGGAGCGCATCTTGGCTTGCTGAGATAGAACCATTCCCATCAGAGGTATTGGCGCATCATTACCCAGATGTGCCAAATTTAGGTGATATGACTTTATTACCCGCTAAAATTCTTTCTGGAGAAATTGAAGCACCCGATATTTTCTGTGGCGGTACGCCATGTCAAGCCTTTAGTATCGCAGGTAATCGAGAATCACTCGATGATGCAAGAGGAAATTTATCATTAACATTTTGTGTGATAGCCAATGCAATTGATTCAGTCAGAGATGTACCCGCCATTATCTTCTGGGAAAACGTCCCAGGAGTTCTCAACACCAAAGACAATGCCTTCGGATGTTTCTTGGCTGGACTCGCAGGAGAGGATGGTGAGCTTAAGCCAGCAGGGAAGAAATGGACAAACGCTGGTTGTGTGTTTGGACCCAAAAGAACAGTCGCGTGGAGGACCCTTGATGCCCAATATTTCGGATTGGCCCAACGACGCAAACGTGTGTTTGTTGTCGCAAGTGCTAGAAACGACTTCAATTCCGCAGAAGTTCTTTTTGAGTTCGATGGCTTGCGCAGGGATAATGCGCCGGGCAGAAACTCGCGGGAAACAACTACCACCAATGCTCAAAGCGGCATTGGAACATACAACAAACAACGCATAGGTGAGTACAGCACAGAAGATGTTGCAAGCACCTGCGCTGCGCGTGACTATAAAGATGCAACTGATTTGGTTACTTATGAAAACTTTAAAACCGATTATGAAATGCACGCACAAGATGCAAGAGTGCAAAATGTAGGTGATGTTTTGCCAACAATGTCTGCAACTTATGGTAGCGGTGGTGGAAATATTCCAGTTACTTATGGTATTGCAGAGAATATTATAAACCACCAAGACCATAATGGCGGCAACGGTATCGGTAGCCAAAAAGAATTACAATACACGTTAAATGCAACAGGCGTTCATGGTATTGCAACCATGTCTGACGTAGCTGGCACACTTGATGCGTCAGACTATAAAGGTCAAGGTTTACGTCAAGGTGGTGAGCGTGAATTTGTAGCGCAACAAATGGCAGTCCGCAGATTAACACCAACCGAGTGTGAACGCTTGCAAGGTTTTCCAGATGGATACACGCAAATACCTTGGCATAAAAAAACTGCTGAAGATTGTCCTGATGGTCCACGCTATAAAGCACTGGGTAATTCTTGGGCAGTTCCAGTAGGGGCATGGATTGGGGAGCGTATTGCGAAGGAGTTATTAAAATGACTAAAGATGAACTTTATAAACGCCTGACAATGGCGCAAAAGAACAAAAAAGAGTTGAAGAAAATTAAACTTCAACTACTTAAAGAAATAGAGCAACTGAAGCTGATGCTTCGCGCACTGGAGGAAGGGTAATGGAAATTGATGATGTTGCAGCGCTCATGTTTTACATTGGCGTACTATTTTTAACGGGGCTATGGCTATGTCATTAGTTAAGCCTGTATCTCCAGTAACGCCTACGCCAACAGCCGTTGACTGTAAACATGACCATTGGCGCGTATATAATAGCCTTGGCTACCGCGAGTGTGACCGGTGCAAAGAACAAAGACCTATTTTTAACGATATACGGCATCAAAGATGAACATTTCACAAATATTTATAGGGTTGTCGCCCTTCTTAAAAGACAGATTTACATGCGAGGTGTTTACGCTTGGACTTATTAACGAGCTAAACGAGCAACGCTTTCGTGCTAGATGCAGACGCTTGATACGTCAGCACAACGGCGAAACGCGCAAGCTATACAAAGCGCTAAACAACTTAACGATGAATGACAGGCTGCGATTTTTTGATGTGGTGAGCGGACATGAATGACAAAGATTTAGATATAGTAAGAGAAGCGGTAAAGTACAACAGTCAAACAGGACACTTTTACAAAGGGGGCGCATCTACACCTGCTGCGCTTAACTGGAAAAACAAAAACGCAACAATCAACGTTAAGAAAAGAGGCTTGCACTCTAACTTTTTAGCGTGGAAAGTTGCGGTGTTTTTAGCCTACGGTTGGTACCCAGCACATACTGACGCGGTAGAGTATTTAGATGACAATCCGACTAATCTGCGCATCAGCAATATTAGCGTCATTAAAGCGTCTGAAGACGAAATGACCATGATTGACTTCTGTGACGAAAACGACTTGCGCTACCCTAGCGTGTCAGCGCTTATGCGCGGCGAACCGTTTACCCGCAGAATAGAGAATGGGTATTCAAGAGCGTATTTTCGTAAAAGTTTATTAGAACAGAACTGCGTTAAATTGCTTGCTAAGAAACTTCGCGATGAAGAAATAAGAGAAAAGCCCAGAACGCGACCAATGGGCAGACGCCGAAATGAACATTTTATGCAATTCTTGAGAACGCACACTATCGTGCCTAAAGGTTGGGAGATGACATTATGCTAAAAGGTGACAGTGTACACGCAAGCGACCCCGTAGACGCGCCAGCGCATTATCAAGGCGACAAGATGCAGTGCATTGACGCGATGGAGGCAATGCTAAGTGTTGATGAATTCAGAGGGTATTTGCGCGGTAATGTTTTTAAGTACCAATGGCGTTTTAGAGATAAAGGTGGGCTTGAAGACTTGCGCAAAGCACGGTGGTATTTAGACAGACTAATCAAATTGGAGAATTTCTAATGTACGCATTTAAAGGCTACCCAGTAGACCGAGACCCAACCATCAAAGCGCTACGCGGCGAGGATATGGAAAACTACATGAATTTGCTCAAATGGCTAGATACCGTGCCGTTTATCCCCCTGAAGGTAAGCGACATTGTGCTGCCTTGGCGGGATAGATGAAGCCAAAGCTCAAAACGATGAATGGGGTGTGGATATGCTACACCCCTTGCTGCTCCATTCCGATCATGGCAGACCACCCCAAAACGGCGTACTTAAGATGGAAATTTATTAATGCTAAGACCGAATCAGATAGAAGCTGTTGCCTTTTTGAGCCAAATAGACAAAGGAATGATTCTTGCCCCAGTAGGGGCAGGGAAAACAGCAATAACATTGACAGCCATGAAGGAAGCGCTCGACACGGGCAGAGTACGTCGGTTCTTAGTGATAGCGCCAAAGCGTGTCTGCACGGACGTGTGGACAATAGAGCCGGCGAAGTGGGCGCCAAGTCTGACCGTATCTATCGCCGTTGGCTCGCTAAATCAGCGTCTAGCGGCATTTGACGCGCCTACGCAGGTGGTTGTGACTAATTACGATACGTTGCAAACGCTACCGCCATTGCCTGACTTTGATGGCGTGGTGTTTGACGAGTTGACTGTTTTGAAGAACCCATCAGGCAAGCGTTTTAAAGCGTTGTTTGCGCGTATCAAAGATTTCAAGATTAAATGGGGTCTTACTGGCTCGTTTACCAGCAACGGACTTGAGGACGTGTTTGGGCAATGCAAGATAGTGGACGCATCGCTACTTGGTAAATCCAAAACAGCGTTTCTTCAAACGTATTTTGTGCTACTCAATAAAGACTTTGGTGAATGGGTTGCCAAGTCCACATCACTGCGTGACGTCATGGCGGAAATTAAACCCGCAACGTATCTTATCGACACGCAAGAGTACATGGACACTTTGCCCCCGCTTAACGTTGTGCCAGTCAAATGCGCGATGGACATGACGCAGTACAAAGAGATGAAAAAAGACTTTGTGGTGTACTACGACGATAAGGAAATCATTGCGGTTAACGCCGCTGTGGTGGTGAACAAACTGCAACAAATGGCTAGCGGGTTTTCCTACATTGAAGGACACCCTACCACATGGTTCTCGCGCCACAAGTTTGACCGGCTTGATGAAATACTGGCAGAAAACCAACACGCTAATACCATTATCGTGTACAACTTTCAAGCAGAGCTTGAGGAGCTTAAACGCCGATACCCAAACGCGCGGACAATCGACCAGCAGGGCGTCATCTCGTCGTGGAACGCAGGGCGAGTGGAATTGCTACTGGTACACCCTAAATCAGCAGGGCATGGGCTGAACCTTCAATTTGGCGGCAGTAAAATGGTCTTCCTGTCGCTTCCTTGGTCACTTGATAGATATGAGCAGACCATTGGACGGTTGCACCGTAGTGGACAAAAGAGCGCCGTATATTGCTATGTACTGCTAACAGACAAAACCGTAGACGAGCGCATATTTGCAAGTCTGCATGACAAACGCGCAATCTCAGATATTGCCTTAGAGGAATTAAAATGAACAACTTAACATGGCGTGACATCTTCTTTAATTTGAACAATTACACAGAAGATGAATTACAGGGTATGATTGAGGCAGAGCGCCACGGTAAACGTAGACGCTCTATCTTGGTGCGGTTGCATCAGCGCTACTGCATACTCCGCGCTAACCGTGAACGTGAAGAAATACTTGCTTAAGAGACTACATCAATAATATCAATAACAGCTTCAACTGGATGTTCTACCACTTCCTCTGCAACCTCAGCCACACTGTCTACAACGTGGCTGACGTGGTCTACTAAGTCTTTAAATGGGTTATTCATCATCGTGTCCTAAAAATAATTCTGCTTCCGCATTTCTGCGTCGCGTTAAGCCGGCTAATTCTTTACCGGCGGCCTTGTTCCATCTTAAAAACTGCTTTGCTACTTCTGCTTTATCATTGCCTGCTTTTAACATCTTAACAAGCGTTGACGAAATTAAATTCCCGCTGCCAATGTTATAGCAGAGGCTAACAAGCGCGTCAAACTGGTTTTGCGTAAGCGGCACACCGATAGCGTTAACCGTATGTTCATACGCGCCTACCGTATGCGCTAGTAGCTGCATAGCCGCTGCTTCTCCCGGCAGTGCCTGACTAGCTTTTACGGGCGTTCCATCAGCATAGCGGGTTGACCCTATGCCAATCGTCCAAACCCCTGCTGGGCATTTATAGCTTTGCAGTTTACAACCTTCAAATTCTTTAATCAGGGCTAGCCCTTTCTCACCTATCTTCATTTCTTCCCCCGTAGCAATAAAATAGTCGTTAGTTTTTGTGTCAGCCGTATCATGTCGTTGTCTAGCACCCGCACTTGGTCGATTAGCTCAATTAGCGCGTCTGTTGCTTCTTTTAAAATAGGTTTTACAACGGTGGTTGCCCAAAGCCAGACAAAGTAGACAATATAGCCCATACCGCCAGCAGCGATAATTGGGAATCCATACTGGTTAATATATTTAGCGATAGCATCGGCTTCCATTAGTCTTTTTGCTCCACTGACGGGGGCTTAGGTTTGTCTTGCGGTATTTCAAGCGCCGTTGACGCCAGTTCGTCAATTCTAACGATGTCCTTCGACATGGCTGTAACACGTTTATCTAGCTGCTTGATAATGCCGATTAGGCTTTTAATCTTCTCAAGCACACTATCAAGCAGGAATTTCTGCGTCAAGTAGACGAAATACATTCCGCCAGTCGCCGCGGCGATAGGAAACCCTACGTCCGTGGCGAACTGTAGGAATTCCATTATTTACTCGTCCACCAAGCGACGAAAGAGAATAACGCGCCAACCGTAAATACAATACCGCCGATAAAGCCCTTGTAGCGCGTCTGCTCGGTTTTCATCTCGTCAAGCGCAGCTATGATAGCGTCTAGCTTTCTCCCTCTGTCTTCAAACACTTCTTCTAGCGCGTCAATGCGCTGTTCTACTTTAGCAAGACGGCAGGCTTCGTCGGGCATCTTGACCTCACTTCAAGAATCGGAGTTTATAAAGGACAGTAAAATAAGTTTCCATTATTCCATCGATTAGGTTTTGAATTGGCGTGTCATCTTTACCGCAGACTTTATAGCGGTTAGCGTCAATCCATTTCACTTGGTCTTTAAGGAATGTTTCAATGTTCGCCACGTCAACGCTTGCGATAATCTCAACATCTTTAATTATCTGATAACTGCCTTGATACGCCTCCGCTAGACCGTCTGCCTGTTCAATAATTTCATGGTAGAAATCATTAAGTGCCATGTGCGCGGCAAAACTTCTAGTGCGCAGGTGTTCACGATGGGCGACGTCCCTTGCTAAAAATAAGAGCGCAAGAAACTTACTCATCGTCTTGTTTCTGCTTGTCTGTTTGCTCTTTCAAATCCACGAGGATTGGAAATGCGCCTGACGAGGTGGGTAGATTACCTAGCACACCTAAAATTGCGTTTGCTACTTCTTCTGTAATTTCCCAAGTTATCATCAGTTGCTCCAAGGTGTGCCGTTAGAAAGTTCGATTTTTTTGTTTTCAATATGCGCGGCTAATTCTGAGTCTGCTAATGCTTCGGATTGCGTCCCTACTAACTTTTGAATCCAGCCGATGACTTGCTCTTTAGTTAAATCGTCATAGTCATGCACGCTTTTACTTTTAGGTGCAGGTAAGCCTGTGATCGAGTTAACCGTTACGCTGTCTGTGCCGTTTGATGCGGTGATTGAAAAAGTTACTTGATTAACGACGCCGTGTTGGTCGCTTTGTAAGCTAATAGGATTGTATGTGTAAGTGTTTGTCATGTTGATTCCTTATGCGTTGACCGCTTTAATTACTGCAAAATTGATAATTGGTGCTTCAGTAGCTGTTCCACTAACAGCAGCTACAATAACTGTAAACCCTGTAGAATCTACTGTTGTAAACACAGCGTATTTATTATTGATAGAGGCTTGTTGAAAGCTACATACGACGACATCGTTGGTAGAAATTGTAGAGTTAAACACATAAAACGCTTGATAAGTCGCTGAACCTGCGGCAGACACTAACGTAATAGCGCCGTTAGTCTTGTTTAACGTTACCGACGCTGTTCTTGAGGTAATTTGCGTAACCGTCCCACCAGAGCCTGTAGTATAGCCTAATTTACCTGCACCGAAAATATTAACGTCACCGCTAAAAACATTAGCCGCCGTGCCTCCCGCGTAGAAGTTATACCGCCCTGACGCGGCAGCGATATTGCCAAAAAACCCAATATTATTCGTTGCGCCAGTAAGATTACTTTCCGCTAAATATCCGTACTGGCTTGTGACCGCTGACGCCGCGCCTATCGTGCCTTGCGCCGCTTTAAAGCCAATCATTGTACCTAATGTAAACGCCGCCGCCGCTGTGCTAGGCAGAGAAGAATAACTAATTGCTGTACCTGTCGCCGCAGAAGAAAAAGTTGCGTTAACTAACTGACCGTTGGGGCTTGAAACAGAAGGTGTGCCACCGATTGTCAAACGTGAGCTTGCGTCCGGTGAGGCTGTTCCAATCCCT